CAAAATACTGTTGGTTAAAAAAATCACCGCTTGCGTGAATCCTAACTGCTTTACAATCACTTGGTAAAATTGGTTTATTACCTTGTTTTACATATTCGTAATTATTCCAACGGTGGTTTCTAACTCCAGGAAATCTTTCAGGACTTGCTGCATAACATTTATACGCATTACTTTTATTTTCAAATTTACCCGTTTCTCTATTTACTTTTACTAAACATTCTAAAGCAAATGGGCAACTATGACCAGTTGGTAAATTCCATTCATATACTACTCCGGTATAATATTTTGTGTTTTTTATAAATTTCATATTACATTCCTTTTTCGTTAAGATACTTTGCTACTCTCTGAATTGTTTTACTTGTTAATGATTTACCATTTAAAAAAGTATGGATATTACTTTGGTGTAACTTAGCATCTAAACAAAAAGCATTTAATGTTATTCCGTGTTTCGTTAGATAATCACGAATCATTTTCCTAATTATCTCATCACTATTCGCTATTATCTTACTTGCTTTCATTTAGAAATCATTTAAAAAGTCTGAAAAATCGTTTTTAGGCTGCGTTTGAGGCTGTTTAACAGTGTTTTGATTATCTCTTGGTAATTGCGCTTGTAAACTTATATAAGCTCCGTTATCGCCTTGTTTCTTCCAACCAGCTAATTCCAACTTTACGCCATTAATTGTTATGTTACCTTTAAAGTCAGGGTGTGAGTCTTGTTTTTTAAATTTGTTAGCGGATAGGCTACCGTAGTTTTTACTTTCCATTTTTATTTTATTTTATTTTTTAACATTTTAATTATTAAAGAATCTGCATTTAATATTACTCCTTCATCTGTTGCTATTGTTAAAGCTTTTATTAATTGCTTTAATTCTTTTAGTTCTTTTTTTAAGTCTTGAATTTCTTGGTTGATCTCTGGGTTCATACTAATTCTATTATTTGGTTATAATATTCTCTACATTCTTCAATTCGTGTTTTAATAGCTTCGATTACTTTCTCATCTCGCTTAATTACGTGCGTTTTAACACGCTTTTGTATATCGATATGACTGTAACTATGTTTAGCCTCTACAAATGCTCTTAAATCGTCGTTTTCGTCTATTAGATTATTCTTCCAATGTTCCCTTCTTATTTCGTCTTCTACTATTTGTAAAGGTGTATCTACTAAACAATAGCATAAATAAGCCTCTTGTTTGTTAGTTAACCACATATATCCTTGAAGCTGGTAGTAGTAATCTTTGTTTTTTAGTTCGTCTTCTACTACTTTCTCAAAAAACGTAAACGCATCCCAAGAACTTTTTACGTCGATTAGAACGTCCGTGTTTATGTCGGGAGTTCCTGTCACCCAGTCATTTTCGAGTAACTCATCATTCTTGTACATAAAGCCCAAGTCTAAAACCTTTTCAACTAATTTAATTGATTCGTCTTCTACTTGGTTCCCTTTGTCTGTATATCGACTCCAAAACTCCTTTTGAATACCGTATTTTTCTTCAATAGCTAACTCAAGTAAATAACTTTTAGCAGTTTGAGAAAGACTCTCCCCCTTGGTACGGGGGTTCGTCATAATCTTTCCTATTTGTGAACATCTTACTTTCATACCTTTCCAAGTATTTCTATTTGCTCATCAGTTAAATCAAAGTTCAACGGTATATCAGCCAATTCATAATTACCAGCTTTAACCGCTGCAATAGCTTTCATAAGCCTATCGTTTTCAATCTTTGGTTTCTTTGGTTTAATCTGTTCACCTGAGGCGTCCGTGTCTTTGTCAGTTACTAATCCAAGAATTGAGCTCAAACAGTATCTACGAAAATACGTAACACCACTACCAAAAGACTGATAGTCATTCATGCCTTTTAATTGTACGTAAGGTATCAATGTTTCAGAGTCTATCATTTCTCCGCTTTCAATATGAAATAAAACAGTTTTAAGATAGTTCAATCCGTCTTTTGAATTGATTAGTTGCGTAAAGCCTAATCCGTGTTTTTGTAACAATGGATTAATCTCGCTAAATATCTTTGGTAAATCCGAATAAGAATATCCATAACCTTGAGTTGCTTTGTGAATTACCTTCACTTCTTGCTGGAACGCTGCCAGACTTTTAAATAAATGTTTCATAATTACTTTGTTTAATTTTCTACAAATTTAATAATAATTTTTAATATAACAATACTTCAAAAAAAAATTACAGAAATTTTTGCAAACCTTGTGCGCAGCGTTCAATACTATTAGCTCTTTCTTGAAGGCTTGTTATTTGTTCTTGGATAGTTACCTTGCAATCAGTTGTAAAATATCCTTGTGAGGTCGCTATTAACGGCATGAGTCCATTTGTGCGAATGTAGTTAACCATTTTGCGTAAACGAGGTTGGCTCATTTTAATTTTATATCCGTGTTCATGTAGAAATATATTCATTCGAGATACAATCAACTCTGCCTTTATTGGGTTCGTCTTTTTGTAGTGTCTAAATCCGTGCATTACCAAAGGTAAAATTTCAAGTTCTTCATTAGTTAACTCATGGGTATATGTTTCAAATCCTGTAATCATTTTAATAAATTAAATTCGTTAATATTATTTTCCTTTGCGTATTGGTGTAAATATTCAATAGCATCTTTTTCTTTACGAAAACACTTAAGATATTTTTTAGTCTTAGGTGCTTTTATGATAAAATATGTGTACTCCATTTTAGGGTGCTTTACATAAATCTTTGAAATGTATTTATAATTCATGTTGTTTAATCTTTAATTTATAGGTGTTAATTATTTGCTTTAATTCTTCTATTGTAAACTTCCGTGTTTTATTAGCCTCCAGCTCCAAAAGTGTTAATTGTTCAATTCCTATTTTGTTAATTAATCTACTTCTGTACTCGATTAAATTACCACTCAAATATTGGTTGCACGTAATGCAAGATGAATGTACGTTAAATTCATTAAAACGAACATTCCAATGGTTGTTAGCATTGAAGTAATGCGAAGCGTTTACACGTCCGTTAATTGGCTTACCGCAGCTTATACAAGGTAATCCTTTATCTCGTAGGTTTATCCACTTGTTAAATACTTGCTGAGCTAATTTTATGTAGTCCTGAATTGTCATTAGGTCTAATTTTAACTTCGCTTTTTTCTTTTGCCATTTCTTTTGTTTTACATCGTTTATCCATTCAGTTACGCAATTAGGGTCGAAGCAATTTTTTTGTAAAAACACGGAAGGCTCAAAGGGTTGTTTACAATACTTGCATTTTCGTGTTTTCATAAATTTAAGTTTTTAATTATCTTATAAAGTACATTTACTACTATTGAATTACCCGCTTGTTTGTATGCTTGACTATCGGAAACATTCCAAGTAAAAGTATTAGGAAAATCCATTAATCTAAAACATTCACGGGGCGTTAGTCTTCTTATTTTATATCCATCTATTGTGGCTTGATTGCATGAAGTATCTAATGTTTGAGCAACTTGCTTACCAACTCTTGCTCTTCGTGTTTCTGAATTAGGAACTGAAAAATTAATACTATCTCCTTCGACCGCTTTTTCATAACCTATCGAAGTAGCTGATTTAATTTTTAAATATTGTGCATCTCTTGAAGCTTTATAATAACTTGCTTGAATTGTGCGTGATTCATTTGGCAAATCATTTTCTAATATATTAGCATTGACATTAAATGTAGTACCTTCGGTTCGTAATAAATATTTAATTTTTTCATTACTTATAAAATACTTATCATCCACATCATCCTCAAGTACATTCTTCAATCTTTTACTTAAATGTTCTTCTTTCGGAAATTGAAAACTATTATCTATATCGTCACGAATACCAATTAAAAATACTCTTTCTCTATTTTGTGGCACTCCATGATGTTTTGCGTTTAATACTTTCCAATACAAATGATAAGGCACTGATTCATCGTAAGGAAATAAAACAGGAACTCCATTAACAGATTTTCCTCCTAACATATTTACCCATTCTTGAAATGTTTTGCCACTATCGTCTGAAAGCAATCCTTTTACATTCTCAAATATAAAATAACGTGGTTTATTTACTTGAATAAATTCATATGAATTAAAAAATAATATACCTCTTTTATCATCCTTACCTAATCTCTTCCCTGCTAATGAAAACGCTTGACAAGGTGGCGAAGTCATATAAATATCTAAACTTTCTTTCGGTATTTCTCGATCATATACATTTGTTGGATAATATTCGGGTTCGCCATAGTTATGAATAAATGTTTCACGTGCGAATTTATCCATATCACAAGCAAATAATTCTTTATATTCTATTCGTAATCTATTTAAAGCTTGGTTAAATGCACCTACTCCACTAAAATCACTTCCTACTTTTATCATATCTCACCACTAATTAAGGTTTTTAAATGTTCGCTTAAACTTCTGTTTTCTTGTTTAAGCTGTAAGTTTTCTAATTCTAACCTGTGGCTTCGTCTTTCCGTAGCCTGATAAACCTTTTCACAATGCGTTAAATATTCAACAACCGCAGCTACTTCTTTCATGCTTTCTTCCATTGGACCAATTATGTCCAATCTTTCAGGGTGTTTCTCTTGTATTTCGTCAAGACTGTACTTTAATCTCCAGTAAAGGGTGTTCATTCCTGACTTGCGTTTTATCATTTCAAGGCTCATATTAAAANGGATTTTCGTTTGCTAATCTAATCTTTTCACTTGTAGACATTAAACCACCACCCCAATTTAAGGCTGATTGTCCGTCTTTATCTATAATTGGTTCGGGTTGTTTAGGTTTAATTTCTTGTTTTTCTTCACTTGCAAAAACTTTTACAAATCTATTATTTTCTAAACTATCAAAATAATAACATAAAGTTGCTTTATCAAATTTTATTTTTAAATTACCTACTTCACCATTTGAACGTGGTTTTATTTTATGAAATATAATATCTGCTTCATTATATTCATGATT